TTCATCGGACTTATTAAATCGATCAATAAGTTTTATGACAATGCCTTCCACGTTTTCAATGGTTGATTCCATTTTGGCGATTGCTTGCCGCACTCGATCTAAATCATCGGTCTGATCTTTTTGGCTTTTGATTAAATTCATAATCATATAAGCGAACAAAGAACAAACGACTCCGATTGCTCCATATTCAGCATAAACCCGCATCATTGTTTATTTCTCAATCTTGTTCGTGTGCGTACTATTGTAATCACGTGGTGTAGTATTGTCCGCATCTTCTTTTACGGTTTCTTCTGGTACGGGTATTCCCAGTTTCTTTTCCCAATTCTTTATCGTTGGTTCCAGAGTTCCCCTGGCATCCGCAATCAGAATCACAACCGCAATCACACAATGTAAATAAAACCATGTCACTAATAAACCTTTCCTTTTGAATGCCAATTAATAGCTTTTCGGACTTGTTCTGTTGTCAATTCAAGTTTCCCATCAAAATCTGCTTTCCACACTTTTACTTTCTTTCCATCTTTGAATAAAACTACGCTTGGAAAATTTCTTAATCGTAATTTTCTCGCAACATCGGGAACTTTTTTCACGGGCAATATCATCATTGTTGTCCCCATATATGCAGAATCCCCCGATACAATAAACTTTCCTTTGTAAAAATTGCTTCCATCTTCCGATGACCATGAACTGGTAAAACGAACTAACCACATCCCCTTGTAGATCGCCCCATTAAAATTGTCATCGTTCACTACTTGTTGTGCAGGTTGGGCAAATACAAATGACATTAATAATATTAGCGATTTCATTGGACTGCAATCCTTAAGTTTGTAATCTGTCTATTTAGTTCTTTAATTTCGTCTTGAAGTCCTTCGATAGTCTCATAAAGGTCGTCTTGGTTTTCTTGAAGGTTGCCCACTTGTTGTTTGTACTGCTCATAGGAAGGACTCCAGTTGAAATCACTAATCCCCTTACTTGGGTACTCTTGAGAGAATAGCGATAAAGGTACTGGCAATTCCTTTGCTTCCTGTATCTCTCCCATCATCATATAATAAAATCCGACAAGCGTTGCGATTCCTACGCCAATACTAATCATTGTTTGAATTGAAAGAGTAAATTTTGTATCTTGTGATAATTCTTGTGCCATTAGTATTTAGTTCCCCAACTTTTCTTTCTATCATACACTTCTTTAGTCGTGGCATGAGTTTCTGTTTTCGCACCACCACCACCTTTACGTTCTCCATCATTTCTTGTATTAGATTGCCCACCAACACGATATTCTAAAGGTCGGTAATAGTAATCATATCCGCCCCTATAATAATGTGGATAATCATATCGCATCCTATATCCATCGTATATAACTATCTTCTGAACAGGCTTGGCATCTTTCAATAATTCCGATACGGTGAGTCCAAACAAAGCACCGATAATAAAAAACGCGATTGCTTTCATCAAAATTCTTCCTCAACGGTTAATTTTAGATTATATATCTCTGGCGCGACTTGCTGCATATCTAAACTGTTATTCGCGAACCGGCCAAAAATATGTTCAGACTCCGCATTGTCCCCTACCGAACTTTTATCAATCGAAAAAATAAATGGCAGATGGTTTCCCGAGGTCATATTCCAAACATCGTTTACAAAATTATCATCAGCCGCTATAATATCATATTCATCTGGCATAATATCTGTGTTGTTAATAAAGCTGAATTTCATATCATAAATGATTCGGCCACCATGCATATCATATCCGGTTGAAGCCGTCGTAAAAGGCGATTTAGACGTACTCTCCGCCGTTCTACCGTATGTTTTCAAGTTGCTGAATCGTTGCCCACCATTAGATTCTTGCAAATCGTTCATTCTGTTATATGAAATCATCCGGGTAATGTCAAGGTCTGGAGAATGTGGCATATCGTAATATTCGCCAATCATAATACAGCCGACAAACATATCCGTACTTCCCCATGTTCCATTCGTAGCGACTCCGGTGTTTGTTGTGTTGCCTTCAAATTGGATTCCCCAATATCTATTCGTTTGTTCTGCAAAGCTGACAATCGTTGATCCATCAGTTGCCGGTTCGATCACAACGCTTTTATCATTTGAAGCTGCGGTTGTTGTATCAGCATTTACGACTTCCGTTAAAGTATCATCCTCCCATGTTATATTGCCTGTATCAGCGTTTGCCCCATCTATTGCGGTAACATCACTCGCTTCATCTCCGGCGAAGATTCTTATTTTACCAACCGCCGAAACCAGGTTGTGATTTAAAATTGCGATGTAAGATTTTTTCAATGTCGCATTTTGTGTGTCAATCGTTATTAGAACGTGTCCATCTGTATCTGCGCTTGTATCGAATGTGCATTTATTCAATGGTCGCATATCAAATAATTCTGGTTCCGATCCTGTCGTGAATGTTCCCATAAAAGTATTCCCGGCGTGTGTTGCCGTAACATCAAATTCACCATTCTGCGCCACTCCTCTTGACATTAAATAACTTATTTGATCTGTATAAAAACGTGGCGTTCCGATATTCATGTTTGCCATTTAACTTACCTTTATCGCTTTAATTGAGCATCCACTAACCGTCTTGGTAATGTCTGCAACTATAAAATAACCGGTCATTGCGGCTCCATAAATCTTTAACGTAGATGACCAATTACTAAAATCTATTATATCACCAATCTCAAGGTGATTGTATTTCGGACGAGCGCAATTAAAATTGACCGTATCGTGCCGTTCTTTCATAATGTGTAAATATGCCGCCGCCAAAGCAGATGCGGTTGTCGAATCAATTATTTCATTGGCATCCATTTCGAGTCGCATCGTTTGATTGTATCCGTTTACCGTAGTTCCTTGCGAAGTTGAATCGGTTGCGGTGGCTTCTGATTTGTTTTGTTTTGAACCGTAATCGTGATTGTATCTAACCAGGATGGAATTTTTAACCGTGCCAATCGATGTTTTACCGATCTTCCCCAAATTAATATCATAAAAGTCAACGGTCTGATCGACAGAAGAATAATCATCGGTTCGCCTTAATGTCTTGATCTTGAATTTTCCATCCCCGCCTATAAACACATAAGATAGACAAAGTTTTCCAAGTCTTTCGAGCATATCTTTTGAATTGATAAATCTGTATTGTGAGAAGGCAAACTTCACATCGCCAACCGCATCCTCATATATGTCGCCCAAAAATCCATCACTTGTATCGCCAGAAGCATCAAACGAAACGTAATCAATTTGGTCGGAAGTCAATCCGCTGATAATATAACTTTCTCCACTTGCCATAATATCCGCACCGATACTTAATGTCGTTGCGCTATCTCTTGCCGTTACCATTGCACTTGTTTTATCTGTCTGATTGTAAAGAGTTTGTCCAACAATGCTTGTGGCAAAAGCAGCGTTAGAATCCACTAATTTATTTGAAGTCGTGCTTGTTCCCGATCCGCTATAAAGAACACCTAATTCAGATCGTATAATATTTTCAATCATAAAAATCGGGTTTTCAATTAGAGCAGCTTTTGTATATCCTTGATCCCTTGAGTCCGCATCTATATATGCGCCGTATAATCTTCCCTTGCCAGAACAATAAATATAATCAATAATGGATGGCGTGAGTTTTGTTGTTGTCCTTGTGAGAATTGTTGTTTCCTCTGCATAACCAACGCCTTCATCTTCTCTTTCAAATTGCGTTCTTACTGCATATCCACCCATCCCGCCAGGGATAATCTTTTCGTATGTTTCTTGAATCTCTTGTGCGTATGTTTTTTCCGTGTCCGGTGTGAATCCAATTTCAATTCCCATTTCATATAGATCAAAGGAAGCCGTTCCCGAAGTTGCATCGGAATTATCTAAATCTAAAAATAAATCACTCTCAAAATCCCAATTAGTTCGTGCGGTTGCGCCAAATAAGGTGCTAATGTTTACCGATTGATCTGCTCCGTCCCACGTCGTCGCAATATCATTGCCACCGGAATTGTTTGAAACATATAAACCGGGGTTGGGTGTGCCAGATTGAGACTTAAAATCAATTAGTAACCGGATGGAAGTATAGACTCCCAATTTTGTAATTTTTGGCACACGGTATCCCCGCACATTAACATTATCATACGGGGCATCCATCGAACTCCCCGCCGTAGTGAAGTCTCCATCTATTTCGTTAGCATAATTCCCGGTTATATAAGTATTGTGTTTTTTTAATGGGAGATATACATACCAAGTACCCCCCTTGAATGATATTGTTGCCGGACCAACTTCCGTTTCAGTCGCATTAGCATCATCGACAGGAAAATACAATCCACTTTTATATCCATATATATTTTTATTATTAAGTGTACTAATGGCGTGTCCATCCACAAGGGCTTCCACTCTTGCGTTTGTGGCGTTCCATTCGTCGGATATAATGGCGGGGAATTTTGCTTTTGTAAAATGCCTATCAAATTCCGTTGTGCTTGTGGGCGCATTGCTATCTACCGAAAAATCTCCAAAAGTCAACGGGATTGGTTTGCCGATATTGTTTGCCGGAGCATTTGTATATGTGGCTGAATCAATTTTGTTCGCGGGAATCTTTTTATGAAATCGAGTTGTATTATCGAAAAGTGTTAAGGTGGTACTGTTTTCATCGTATGATATTTCACCAGAGATAACGCCAGATGCGATCATTCGTGCGGCGGTGTCAAGTGTTGCGGTTTCGTTTGTATTTAGAAACAATTCCCATTTGCGATTTGCAAAATTGTTAGTAGCGAGGAGGTCGGAGAATCGTTTTCCCTTGATGGAATTTTCGGTGTTAATAAGCGTAACGCCCATGTTTCCGATTGAGGTCGTGAAGTTAAAAAAATCTAATGATTGGCGGTACGTTCCCCAGGCTGTAACCAATCCGTAATATATATCCGTGCCATCCTGTCGATGGCGATCACTTACGCCAATGAAAGCCGATTCATCGTTGTAATATAATTTGAGTACCCAGAACGCCGTTGTATTTGCATTTTTGAGGGCGTTGGTAAGACCGGAATCGAATGATAACATTTACCCAATCCTCGCCTGTCCCGTATTTATGGCTTTATTTATGGCCGGAATAATACTATTGGCAGCGAAATTATGATCGATGACACCCATACCCCCGAAGTTCTGATTGATTGTAATTTTACTGGAAGATGCTGCTCCCGCACTTGGTGCGTTTTGTGTAGGAGATGCACCGAATAAGAATGAGCCAATCCCCCCCAAAATTCCACCAAAATCAAATCCTTTAGATGCGTTCATAAAAAAATCAAGCAATTTGGCTTGGGCAACCATGATCGTTAATTGGACGACGGCACGTTTTAATGATTCGGTTATATTGTCCCCCATGACCGCAGACGTTAAAAGGGATGCTGACGTTTGGGCTGCGAATTTAGCCATCTTCTCTCTTATCTCTTTTTCTTCGGCTGCTTTGTCTGCCAATTTCTTTTGGGCTGCCAAATAATCAGCAGATACTTGTTTTGTTCTTTCTACTCTTTCGGCTTCAGCCTTTTGCATTTGTTCAATGGATAGCAATACAGCTAATTTTTGTTTATCAAGATCAAGAAAGAATCGAGCGTTTTGTAATTGTTCTTTCTCATGATCGTTTATTCCGCCTTTAAATCTTTCTTGGACAATCAAATCATCGATAATTATTTTATTTGCCGCAATTTGTGCTTCGAGAAGTTCTTTAGTATTTCTTTCAATTTCACCAACTACATTCCCAAATTTTAATAGGTTATTTAATCCATCTACAAAGGATTCAGTCCATTCCGCTGCTCCTTTTAATGCTTTAGCGACACCTATTACAATTGGTGCTAATACGTCTCCAAGTGCTTCAGCGGCATCCCCGGCAGCATTTTTCATTTGCTCAATCGATCCTGCCATTGTATTCGTTTGTGCTAAAGCCTGTCCGCCGAACATATCAGTTAGGTTTCCAGTTAAGGAATCAAGTCTTTCTGTCGATCCCGCAGCACCTTCAACCGCTACGCCATATCTGCTCATGGCATTCATGGATGTTCCGAAAGTTCTTCCAACAAGTGCGGCCGCTGCATTTAAATCGGTCCCGGTTGCGGCAGCATAATCCAATGTCGCCGCTGTTAATTTTTTAAGCGCATTTTCATCTTTTGTAAACGCAGCCATAAGTGCCATTGCTTCAATCGTTGCTTCGTCTCCAAACATAGTGACTTTCTGAAGCGATGAAGCATAGCTCAATAAGGTTTTAGAAGTTTTGCCTAAAGCGGCCTGAAGTTTTTTCTCGGCCAATTCTTGTTTTGCCGATAAATCGATTACTGTGCGTAATCCGCTGATTAATCCTTTAGCAGCAAAGAAAAGCGCACCGGCTTTGGCGGCGGCTTTCCCCATGCTCGCCATTCCACCTTCAACACCTTTGAGGTCTTTCTTGGCTTTCTTCGCCCCTTGAGTACGGACTTTAAGATTGAGTTTTTTATCAGCCATTATCTTTCTTTGATTTTTCTGCCATACAGGCGTTTATTTCCATATCTATAATTGAAAAACAATCCAATCGGTGCGCTGAAATATTGTCGAGTTCTCCAAGAGATACGTTGAATCTGGTTGTGTAATTATATTCGTTAATCATTTCCATCATCCAGGGTTCGACAATTTGATTGCAGTCTGCGAAGAACGGAACAGAATAGTACAAAATTTGACCATCTGTAAAGTCTTTGCTTGGTTCACACGTTTCATCTATTATGCTCCATATATCATCAACTGTTTGCACTCGCACCGGATCGTGTTTGTAAGTAACCGGGAGTTTCGCCACCGTATAGGGGAGGCTTCTATATATGTCACGCGGTTCGGGAAAGCCAAATTGCCATGCCCAAACCGCAAGGCTCAACCCCCGGAATCTTTTTTTGCCGGTTCAATCCCCAGGTATTCCAAGAATACCGCTTGAAGGACTTCATCGACTTTAGCCATGTCCATATCCTTGAAATCGTTTTCACCTAAACCGGCGATCGCTCCCACTCTTTCAAGGACCTCGTAATATGACTCCACATCCATCTTGCCATCCCACCAAACTTTCGCGTTGAGTTTATGTAACTCTCGCCGTTCAGCGTATGTGCAATCATTTACATCCCATTCTTTTTTCCCAACCTTAACAATCATTTAGACCTCCCTAATTTATCAAGTTGCTTTTATTGTAATCAGAGCATTTGAACCGTCTGCCGTTGCTTTGAACGGTAAATCAATAAATACCCCGCTATCTGTACTCGTATGAGAATATCCCGTGTATTTAGCCGTTGGAATATTAAAATTAATTGCCGAGCCGTCACCTATATCAATCGCAACAGAAGTTCCGGCTGTGAAATCAGCTATTGTATCAGTTACGTTATCATCCAATTTCGCACTTACGTTTCCGGTGACTTCAATCATTCCACCCCGCATATAAGACGAAGGTTCAGCTTCAATCGAATTGACTGTTTCATATCCAACCCTTGTTGCGGGATTAGAAATCGTAACATCAAAATTGCTTAACACTACATTATCGCCGCCAATAGTCATCGTCGTACAATCAAAAAATCCTTCAGTATAATCGGATGCTGTGGCATTCGCTGAAGTACCTTCTGTACCGATCACGGGTTGATAGCCAGACCAGAAAGTCCCACTTGCGGTTAATCTTCCACCGTTAGCCGTTGGGTTCATACTCAATGTTAATTCTTGAAGAATTGACGAAAACATCAATTTATCTTCATCTGCATCCGGTGAAGAAATAACGATACAGGCATATTGTCCCGTTGTCGCTCCTTGTTCATAAGCTACTGTGGCTTGAGTTCCTGTCATTGCCGCCGTTACTGCGGGAGTTGCATCTTCAGTTACCAGTTGCAATAGAAGTTGTATAACCGCTTCGTTTTCAATTACGTAATCACTAAATGACCACGTAAAAGTACCGCCTTTAAATATAGCGATATGATCTGTCGGCCTTTGAACTCTTTGTCCAGATCGGATTGCATCCGCAAAAGTTGAACCGGCTGAATAATCAATATCATTCACTTCCGGTGTTCTTAATTTATACAGCGTACCCGATACAACATTAACACCTAAAGCATCTGATTGCAAAGATATATACGATTCAAATTGCTTACCGGAATAGACTGTGTTGTCTAAACTTGCCATTTTTTATTTCCTTTTTTGTTTTTATGATGTATCATCATCTTTATGTAAAAATTTCTGTTACCGTACAATTGAAAGCCATATTCGCTCTCCATAAATCAAGATTATCTTCGTCTTGTTCATAAGTAACTGATTCGATTCGTCCATCGTGATATTTATAAACACCCGATGGCGAGTAACTTGTGTTGTTATGTATTAACCTTTTTAAATGTTCGGCGGTGCTTGTCAATTGTGTTTTGACACTTTTAAATCCACCGCCACGCATTAAAGTATATACAATGTCCATATCATAGCTTCGAGATTCACCAGAAGCAAAGTATTCAATCAATGTATCTTCCTGTGGATCAATTACAAAAGATTGATTGCCGCGATGTTCATCAAATATGGGAATTTTAAATTCTGTATTAATAATATCCTGTAATGATTCTATTACATTTTCATAAACGACATTGGCATAACTATCTGAATCATCAGTACCAGTGGCAAACGTAGTTCCAGTTACAGAACTCCAAAGTTCGTATGTCTCTGCCCAAAGTGGTGATTGAATATTTAATGCCATTAAATTCTTTCCGCCGTCGCGTATTTAATTGCCATTGTCCGACTGTCCAAAACACCGCTAATTTCTAATTCCCATTCATCATTAATTGTGTAAACGCCCGGTGAGAATCGAACTTGCATCCCGTGACCTACATCTTGAAATCCACCATCGATTGTTTCTGCATCGCTTGATTTGTCAATCTTTAAGCCTGTATCATCTGCCACATAGGTATCGTATTTCACACCCGAAGCCGATCCCGAAGTAAAGGTTCCCGCCGTACTGCAAATAATTTTTATCACATCCCAATCCACGCCCGGAGTTCCTCGCACATCAATTATGCTTCCGGTGGTACTTGCATTAATTGCAATCTCACGTATAATTCCAGAATGTTTCGCCAATCCTTCATCCTGTGAAAGAGCGATCTGGCCGGTCCGAACCATATCAAGGTATCCCGTACCTTCGGGATTCATAGCCATTGCCATTAATTCATCGCCTTTTTCTTTATCATAAGGACGGATTAAATCAGCACAGGCAATGATCGCCGCGCTTCTTACAATAATCTCCGGCCAATCTGAACTTGTGGAAGCAGATGAAGCAGATGACATTCCCACACCTTTGCGCGGATAGATCGGAACGGGAAGTACATTGCGACATAAGTCGCTCGATTTACGAACGCTTTCTTGTTTCGTTTCCAACCAATCACGGCCGGACTCGATCACGGCACTATCCAAAAGCGATGTAGATGAATTTTCTAAAAAGAAACTCAATAAGCCTGTTCCTGTTGCGTAATTAAATTCTTTGTTGGCGTTTGGTGTATCTGTAACCGAAGTCATTTCTTCACCGTCTTTAAAAAGTTGTGTCACATATCCCGCCGAATAAAGATAATATAAATCAGTCGTACCGGATGCCACCCAATCGCTTGGGACCACCCGCCTTAAATTATAGTTGTTTATATTCGGTTCAATAAATTGAAGGTCTGTATTCGTGTTGCAATAGGTGGCTTCGTATGTACTCATGCTTGATGCACCTTATTCTTTAAATCTTTTAAATTAATTCGTGTCGGTTCTTCCATATCTCTAATGGCGGACAATAATTCCACCAAGTCCTCGAAATAGACTTCCGGGTTCTCAAAAAGCGTATTCAAATTGATGCTCTCCGCTTTGTCTTTAATGATGTTAATGGACTTGCCCAATGTCATAAATATTCCTTCACGGTGTCGATGTATTTTTCTTCCGTACCTTTTCCTTGATCTGTGTTGTAATATTTCTTCCAATACTTCGCCCGGCCTTCCAATGTGTTCGGCATAGATTTCGGCACTCTCCAATACTTGATCCGGCAATGAACAATCCCGGCGGCAATATTCTTTTCTAATATGTCTGACCATATCTTTTCATCGTAAGACTGCCAATGCTTTAAATCCACCATACTCGCTTCGGCGCATTTCCCCATTAACGACTTGCGATGTTTAAGATAGTGGACAAGATTATCTACACAACTGGCCGGCTCTATCTGCCAGAAACTTTTCGCGGGACCATCTCCCAACTGTCGCAGATACTTATACCCGGATTCAACCAAACCCGTTTCGTGTACGAGTGTGACCGCATCATCAGAAGCAAATTTCTCGCCCATCTTTTCACAAGTGGATTTGATGAGCGATTTAATTTGAGTCGGGCTTATCACTTCCAGGCAATCTTTAATAGAGCCGAAAACACATCAAGAATCTCTTTCATGATCTTCTTCTGCTCGTCTTTATCCAATTTCCCATCTTCGTATGCTTCCTGTAAAACCGTAAACACTTCTTTTATTTCATCAACCAACTTCTTATATCTCAAGCCGACAAACGTCGCACCCCCGGCAACAATTAATCCCGCCAGGTAAAAGAAATTCGTCCAATTAAACCAATCACTCATGTTATCTCCCTTTAAATAGGTAGGCTATGAACCCACCAAATATGATGCTCACGACGGAGAACACACCTTGAATGGATGCCATCCCGCCTTCAAGTTTTCGTACCCGGCCATTCTGCATTTGGATCTCAAGTTTAGTATCGTGAGAATCTCGATGTACTACTGCCAACGTCGATTCTATACGTGCCAAACGATCCACTATGTCCAAACGGTATTCATCAATCTGTGGTTTGTTCATCCTTCTTTTCTTCTTTTGGCTTTTCTTTTTCAGCCTTAATTGTGGTTTCATAACCGTTAATCAAGAAATTGATTTCGCCTAATCGCATATTTAACTGTTGGCGTTCTGCCTTCAGTTGCTCGATTCTTTTTTCCATTTCTTCGCCTCCCATTATTTTATTCCTTGCTTGCTTCGTATGCTTCTTTTACTGCATCTGTCCATACGGCTGAAGCTAATGCCTGTACTTCTGAACTTTCGCCGGATACATCCGCATCGGGAGTTAATACCCGCCTGTGATATGAAGATGAAAGTTCATTCCCATCTTCTATGATAGCCGTTTTTGCACGTTCCTGGATAAATTTATACTCACCCCGGATTTCGTAATCGTATATTACTTCTTTACTTAAAGCCATTATTTACTCCTGTTTGTTATTCGTTTCCAACTATATATCCATATAGTATTAAATTATGCCACCAAGTACGTTATAGAAAACGTATAATACCCATTTGCTGTGGCTAAAAATGGCGTAGTCGCCGCTGACGATTTATTCCCAGAGACCTGCAATATAATACTATTAGCCTCATTCTGCACTACCCCCCATAATACACTGGCTGGTGATGCGGATTGGTATATGGAGAGACTTCCCACGCATAAGTTTGCACCTTCTCCAAAGGTACTTACTGATGTAAATGGAAGGTTTAAAGACAGCTCCGCTGTACTGTTATCATCATTAACCCGCGCTTGTCCTTCACAAGTCACCAACCGTCCAACTTTTGTATATGACCCCAAATCAGATGCGGCATGAAGTGTCACACTGTTGTTTGCAGTCATAGTCCAAGTCCCTTCCTCATAATCATCGAGAGTGTTTGAATCGGTGTTAGATGTTACGCCAAGACAGATACCTTTACCGGCAGTTGAAAAAACGATGTCGCCTGTTTGAATATCTATATCGCCACCAGATTCTATGGTCATTCTGCTTGCTGTATTTGTATAAAAATCCATCTGATTTGTGCCGTGATAATACTGAATACCACCTATATCAATGTCACCACTGTCTCCCATATAAAGATTGGAATACTCTCCTGTGTTAGCTGTTAAGGCTAAAGTCGCCCTTCCATTACTTCCCGTATTTGTTATTTCAAGTACTCTGTGATTGGTTATTGCCGTGGGCGACCCACCAATACCGACATTTTGTGAACTATCAATAGTTACCGCTGTATCTAAAGTTCCATCCTTACCAGAGGTTTTTAATAGTATCTCACCACCTAATGTACCCGCACCAACACCATCGTCATCTATATTGAATGCAATCTCTGAAGAAAGTGTATCGTGGTCTGTACCATCAGAACCATAAGACTGAATCTTACCCAGTTCTTCATTATCCGCAACTGTGGTGTTTGACCCAATAGTAGCATGACCACCCTTTACAAATTTCAAACTTGGTGAAAGGGCATCTGTTGTACTAAATAAACCAATAGCAAGAGTAGCATCTGTTTCAGTAGTTCCTAATATCTGCGCTTCTGCCGTTACCTCTCCCATCGCAACTTGTGCGGTATTGCCAACAACAAGGCCAGTACCGTTTGCTACATGAACATCAGATGTTGCAGTAAGATTTAATTTGCCCCCTGAAGTAATTGTAAAATCTGTATTATCAGTTTCAATATTTTCACCACCATCACCGAATCTTAATCCTACATTTACTGGTACATTAATATCTGTTCCTGCTGTTAAATTTAAATCTGTTCCTGCGGTTATAGTTAAATCTGTTCCATCTCCTGATAGATATTCACCGCCATCGTTATCGAATATATATAACTTATCTACAACAACTAAATCACCATCAGCGATCTTTAATGCTTGTGCGCCATCTGTTCCAGTAATAGTTAGACATTCCTCTGAAGCATCCCAGGTGAAATTATCACCCGCCGTGCCACTATAAAATATTACGTCCGTTCCACTTCCATCAGCACCAACGGTTACTGTCCCGGATACGTCCAATGCACCGTTCATATCGATTGTGGTTGCGTTTATTTCGATCTCTGTATCAGAAACCAGATCAAGCACACCATCTGCCGATTGATGTATATAAGTTCCTGTGTCACCAAACTCTAATCGGTTGGTGCTTGACATCATCAACGCATCCGTTGCGATGGTAAACCCGAAGGTCGTACCGTTGTCGCCGTCTTTTACGCTGACGTGTGTTGTTGTGTTTCCGCCACCATCTCTATCAACGTGTAAAAGTTGTTCGTATGATGAAGCGATTGATTGTGCGCCTAAAGCTGCCATTTTAATATCTCCTTAAATTTATACAATGTTTTGCCACTTGCGTTCTTCTCTCGTCCAAGTGTCATTTATACTTCGCCATAAATCCCGAACCAAACGTGCTGTCTGGCTTGGAATAGTGACGAATTTTAATCCTAATTTTAACATCAGCCGACGTATGCGAGACACGCACCAGATGCTAATGTAAATCCTGTGAATCTGCCGTAGATTGTCATCCCCTGGGGAAATGTTTCGCCATCTATTGCAGCACCGCCATTCGCATCAATCAGCGTACCCGTTCCCGTATCGTCTGGGAATAGTTGTTCTGTTTCTGCGATTAGTCCCCCGCTACCGGAAGCGAATACCGTATCCTCGATGAATTGGATTGCCACAAAGACACCCGATCCCGCACCACAAGTAACGGCAGTCGTGCCGGTTACAAATATTGATCCGGCTTGTCCCATTGCTAAATTCTGCGCTTCAACAACGCCATATTCTCTCATTGACATATTGTTTCTCCTTTAAAATGCCTTACCGAGCGGTCAGTCTCATGGGCATTTAGGTTAAATTTATTTATCGTCTTTTTTAACTTTAGCCTTTGGCTCAACTTTGCTTCCGTCTGCATTGCATTCTTGGAACCGGTCTTTAAGTGATTTCAGATCGTGATTCTTATCATCATATTCAACGACTACACCATTTGGCTTTTTAAAATACTTACTCATTTTTTACTCCTTTAATAACGGGCGGGAGTTACCCCGCCCATCATCGTTAATCAGTTAAGATTAGGAAACGTCACTCAAGACATAGACACCATAGGTATCTTTTATCTCAACTTGTCCCCAGAATCCGGTTGCAACGTACTTCGTCATACGTTCAGATTCTTCCCTTTGTGTTCTAATGCGGAATAAACCTTCTGCACCAACACCAAGACCAACAGCACCTTTGCTGAATGCGAACCCGGCTGCATCTCCACCGCTGCCCACATCTTCATCAATTTGGTCGCTCCAATACACGTTAAATCCCGCGATTGAACCCACGAATCCCGTCTGGAAGGCTTCTTCACCTTTAGAACCCATCATTCCGATAGGACGTGCGGTTGCGGTATCGGTTGTGCTTGAACCGGCAGTATCTAATGCCGCGTTATGTAGCAAGGATATGATTCCTTTTCCTCCCCAAACTTGTTTTGGAGAAAGAACTAATGAATACGGCATTGGCGAACCGGCTGCTCTCATTTGACGCATCGATCCAAAAATATGGCTCAATGCCAGGGAAGTCCCCGCGCCACATTCAGTTTGCGAAAATGTTTTGCCAAGCTCCACGAGGTCGTCGTCCAATTTCGCTGCCACAGCATTCCCGAGAGCCGGACCGGCTTGTCCTTCAACATCATCCCCGGAACCCATTAATACGAGATCACTTACTTGTGATTCGATTACGTGTTCAGAAACAGTCGCAGTACGAGCCGCTGACGTGATAGCAATCGCAGTTGTAGCGGTTGCCTGTGTCGCCGCACTTACATTCGCAGATGTTAGTTTTGTCCAATCAGAAAACTGGACATGGTTTGATCCCCTTACGGCTTGTTTTACAGTCACAAGTGGATACATTACGTTCACATGATTGAACGCAATCACCGCATCGCCAATGGTTCTTCCGAGTCCACCGGCAGCGGTTGAGGTATTAGTTAAAGCCATTTGCTTAAACTCCTTTTAATGTATTTAAAAATTCAGTCATCATACGGCTTTTTCATCGTCCCCGGTCCGAACCCACTAAACACACCAACGCTCTCCGGCTTTTTGCCCTTCTGTACTCGCTCCCCGCGTTCTTCATGAATATCAAGGTAATCGTCATAACTGACGGAAGAACCTTTGTAAGTACATTCAACATCTTCGCCACGATCTACTTTCTTGTGACGAAGGTCATTGTTTGGATCAAGAGCCTTTTTAAATAGATCAGTTGCCATAACCGATCTTTATATTGCCGGACGTTTGCGGATTGTTGGCCTTCTTGTATCCAGATGGATCAAGTGAAGCCCATTCTTCAAACGAAGCATATCCGCCCGTCGATGTTGGTTTAGAGTTATCTACCGAAGCCGGTGATGGAGTCGTAGAAACTTTTTTGACATGGACTTCCAATTTTTCAAGTGGTAATCCATCGTAAATAGCACGATCTTCTTCTGGTAATTCGGCGAGCAAAGAATCTCGCTTCTTTACATTGTATTCATCGAAGGCATTGGCTTTCTTTTCGGCTGCTTCAAGTTTGGTTGTCATATTCGCCATGATCTGTTCGTATTCACCTTTTGATTCCATTTCCTTCAGCTTCCGGGATTCGGCCTGTTCCTTTGCATCCTTTCTGAATGTGTCCAGTTCAACCTTCAATGCGTTTTTTTCGTCCACCAATCCACTAAACCGTGCGTAAGGGACTTGATTGACGGGCTGCTTTTCTTCGCTTGCAGTTGTAGCGGTGTCCTGTTTTACGTCTGGGACTTCGACTTGTTGTTCACTCATTTTAACCTCTTGTTTGAGTTATGTAAATCTTTAACCAATGCTAATGTTGATTGGTTTGCTTGCATACTTCTTGACATTCTTGCCAATAAAGTCGCTTATGTTTTTAATAATTTCTTTTTGATTCTGGTCATTGATCCCAAATATATTTCTGTCATTGTCCGCATTACCTTTAACTTTTAAGCCCTCACGAAATACAATATCCACACCTACATTCGTTGGCTTTTGTGCTGATATGGAACCAAGCATTTGTCCTGTCAATCTTAAATTAGGCGGGCTTGTTTGCTTGGATGTACTTACGCCTTTAGCACCGGCCTTACCCGCCGCCTTCTTCGTAGCATATTTAGATGTATATCCTTTAAACTTATATCGCTTCCCTGTTTCACTCGTTCCGAATCCTTTATCTGAATCCTTTACAATTTTAGTTGCAGCCTTGCCACCAATCTTCGCCCATAATGAACTTGGTAATTTTAAAATATCTTCCGCCTTCATTTTACCATCCAATCGTGCCGGCAGTTAAATCCACCACGTACACCAAAAGGCGTTAGGCTTGCCATTACTTCGGCTTCGGTATATCCTTTGTCCGGTTCATCGCCTAAAGTTGTGGCGCATTCATCCCTGGTAACGTCATCAAGCGGACCAACGTAAGTCCATCGAACATCTTCGCCTTCAAATACCTTATGTCTCGCAAGATTATCGAATTGCCTAAAGCCGTCATTCACCGCTACATTCAATTGATGCGTTTCAAGGTTAATTGTTTCTGATAATCTTTTTACTATGGATGAAGGACGTTCGCCAGATATAATACCTTTAAACAAACCATCTTTTAAATCGTTAGCATATACGGTTGCCTTACCTAATAATGTCGATGCTTCCATGTCTTGTAATAACTCAAGTTGTCCAATCGTTGCACCCTTAACTGTCGGGATTCCACGCCTTGCGGCTTCTTTAGCTATTACATCAACTTTCCCCTCATAGGCTTCCATTAAACCATTAACGGCATTGGTATATCCACGATCCAATAATTCTTGAAAGAAATCTAATTCTTTTGCAATCGCCACAAGTTCTGTATCGCTTAACGTGTCCATTCTTTTTGCAATGGTCTTTAGGTCATTAAGCAATTTCTTCTCAATGGCTTGGATTTGGCTCATAAATTTGCTTACTGGATCAGCCACCTAATATCCTTTGGATTGCGGTTGCGGGTTGTTCTGGTTGCTGCGCTTCTGCTTCGGCCTTCTTGTTCTCGTCCACTCTTTCCAGGAGTGTCTTTAAATCTTCTTCTGAAATGTCTGGATTGAAATGCCGGATCAAGTCCGTGCGATCCATTAGACCTTTAGCCATCATAAATTCAAGGCGTTCAAACTCTTGCTTCTGATCTGTAGGAAATTCTATTTCGGCGAAATCCACCGAATAATTTTCACCCATATCTTTGCCCGTATGTACACGGATAATCTCACGATCCACTTCATATCTTTCATGCTCCCAATCTCGCCATTTAGGTATATCTGATATTCTACTCTCTAAATTTTCCATCTCTAATAAACGCAATGCTGCACCGCTTGGTGCATTACCCGATTCATCCCACTTGATTCGTAGATGGTTATTGATAGCCGTTTGATTGGCGAATGATTTACTTACCTCGATCATCTGACCAAGATTGGCGGGACTCGATACAAAAGAAAACGAACTATCCGGTGGCATTAATAAAACGCGATCTATACCCAGTTTCATACGGGTTGCTTCTTCGATCCCCGTTGCTACAGGCTGACCAAAAGCGAACCGGGTTGCCAATGCTATCTCTGTGTTCGCAATGCCTATTTGAACGGCTGCCCTTATAACATCTGAAGCACTTGTCGTATAATCAACGAAGGTCACAGGCATCCGAGAATATGGGTTGATATTGTCGGAATTGACTTGAATCGTTCTTCCGGCTTGGTCGAACTTCAAGTGGATTCCAGGGACTCCGTCTCTTGCTTCCGACCAGAATACGAATATGCGGTTATTCTTTGCATCTCTGCCTACCTCATATGAGACACCGAACGCACGAGATTCGCCTTCAATGAAGTATTTCTTGAAGTAAGGAATCAAATCGTATTCTAATTGGTCACGTCCCCACTTACTTCGGAACGCCATACCGCCCGTGAGCCACGATGTTTCATTGAACTCTCTTGCGACTGAATCGAGGTGATGTGCAGACTCCATATAATCATCCGCCTGTTCGCCATTTAACATACGCTTCGGTGGATTCTTGTAGATCATATTCCTGGCGCGGGCGAAGCGTGGCACGATTTTCTGTGGAAAAGGCGGCACTTGTTCTAATGTGGAAGGGGAGAACCATTGCTCAATATGCTGATCTACATTCGTGTGATAATAGAAATCCAAAGCGGTTTCACGCTCTGCATTTTCTTTTTCTTCAAATCCTTTTTGCGCACGGCGTATGGATTCAAGTACGATCTGCTCGGAATGATTCGGGAGGACTACGTCGTTTACTGTCATCATGCTTCAAACATCCAATTCTTATACATATCAGAACTCATTTTGTGAGTGTTATTTATTAAACCTTTTGCTTCCCTTTTAATCTTCCTATCAATGTGAAGCCCATAAATCCATAAGCCAATGAAGAAGGCGTTGAACGTCAATGATACTCCGATTAAGAAAGCTACCATTTAACACTCTCCATAATTCTACGCCTTGCCGGGAACAATCTATTAATCCCGTACCCGATTGCATCGCTCGCATGAGATTGGGTGCTGTCGCGCTTATCTATATCGTTTCCATACCATACGTTGCGTTCAAAGTCCATGATTAGATTCGGGCAGTTCTCACAAGAGAAGTTGCCGTCACGTATCAGTTTGTTCACGGAGTTTACACGCTCTTTAACGGGCGGGTTTGCCTTTGGTGCGGATATACTATAACCAGGGTGATCCCTAATGATTTGATGATCTGATGCGACTGCCGAAGATTTTCTGGCCGATCCGGAACTATCGGGAAATATCTTGGCTTCCGGGTATCGCTTTACCAACTCCTCAACCATATCATAAGTGTTCGCGTTCTTTAGTCTTACTTCATCGAATACGTGTATCCAATTGGGACCTATATAGAATATCTCTGAACTCATTGCATCCACGTTGAAATCCATCGAGATTCCAATGGGCAATTCTTTGCTCTTTAGGTCTAACCGTTCAATGACGTGCTTCTCCCTGTCGAAATCTTTATATACTCGCCCTTGTGTTAGATTGACAAACTTACCATGCACATAGGCTTCGATCTGTTCTTCTGAATAAGCCTGTAAAAGACTCTGCTTATAATCGTCGGGAAGATATGGATTGTCTAACGTGGAAGCCTGTATAATACCTATATCAAGGTCGGGATCGTTAGCTAATGTGAATCCCCAGTTAAGCTGCTCCGGTGTTCCGGTAAGAAATATCTGCGACTTCTTCGCTTCTGGATGACGTACACGGGCGATCATCTGTTCAAATACCTCACGCTTTTGTATGAATGGTTCATCTATAACCGCCCATCCAATATTCGGACCACGCAATGAATCTGGTTTATCTCCGGATCCAAGCCATAGTTTGCCGCCCCAATTATGGAAGATGAACTCGCTTCGTTGCTGATTGTATGTATAATCAATCCCGGCACGATTACATAATTCCTTCAGCGTTATAATGATCGTCTTGGTGGCTAATTGATGTGAAGGCGACACGTACATTCCCGGTACAGGACTGTTCAAATAACTCATGTACAGGGATTTCAATGCCCCGATATAAGTCTTGCCCGATCCGTACCCGCCAATCAATAGGACAATTCGATTTGGCATATCCCAGAATCGCCGTTGATGTTTGAGCATCTTGTCTTTTTTTATACGAAAGATCACTCAATTACAATTTCATCTTTCCGAATGCGTTGCTCCACGTACTCTCTCGGCTTGCCTTCCACTCGGTTCATATATATTTCGGCAGCCTTTAGCGATCCATTCTCTGCCATACTTAATACTTTATTTAGAATCTTTTCTTTCCTCGTCTTGCCTTTACCATCTTCTGCTTCAGCAAGTTCTTTGAATAAGTCTGACATTGATCCGTGCCTACCATTTGGATTGGCGTTATTACCCGGTTCGAACTGCACTCCCGCCGAATTTCCTTTGGTAAATTGTCCATTAGACCGTCGATTTGCCGTCGCTTCAGCCATCGTTATCAACCAACGCCATTACTAAAGGCGTATCTATCTTGTCCATTAAATCTTTTACTTTGTGAGAATCAATCTCATATACGTCAAATTCGAGTCTCCAGGTGTGTGTCATCTTGAGATTCTTAATACCAACCAACTCCACGTTTAATGCAACGCCTTCACTTTGGTCCATATTTACCATAATCGGTATCGTGGAATCCCGTGCCTTTGAGTATGAATGATATTTGTGATATTACTTTATCCGTACGAAATGAGTCGCACTTCGGACATTGTTCGTCTGATTCATCGTCCATAGGTCGGAGAGTTTCCCAGACCCACAAACAATGATTGCATTTGAAGTCGTATCGTATCATCTATCGCGATAGAGGTACGCCCATTATTCCTGTTTACCGCCTGTCATTTGTCTGATTTGCCAGAAATGCGGGTAGGGCAATGAGACACCCCTCTACCCTATTGTGGTGATTTAAACGGTCTGGAAGTGTTTGCAGGCGCGATGGAAGGCTTGAGATGCCGCTTGCGGGGACATGCCCTTGAGATCGGCGATCCCCGAAAATGAGAACCCCTGTATTGTGTGCATATATACTATATCTCTCTGTAAATCAGATAGTTGCGGCCATGCAGATTCGGTATCCTTTGCAAAATTCATTTCATCGGAATCGTATTGATCCTTATGATATAAATATTCTACGGCTAATTTGAAAACGTTTAATCTTTTGATCGCTTTTTCAGTTTGTTCCGCCGCTTCTAAATTATAGCCTTGATCCATTATTTAAAATACCTATCATAAATTTCATGGCAAAAAGCACTTAACATCACCAATCCAAAGGCAAACAACGCCATTCCCATCCCCAGACATAAGACCGATCCAGATAATTTGACGATCCAATCCATCAGAACGGCAACCCATCATTCGTTTTAGGTTTGAACTCATTTTTATAAGCATAATGTGTCGCGCCTTTTTCAGACGGCTCCCGGCGTTTAGCTATGGTAAGGTTCACCCATCCATTCGGTTCGGCGATCTCGACCAATTCATCCACGTTTAAGGCGACATTTAGTAGGCTCCCGCCATCGTCAAACGTCTTTTCAACTATCTTGCACTTGTTGATGTACTGTTTTTCTGGCATCTTTTCTTTCCCTTCGTTTCTTTGATTTGTATTCTGCGATTTCTTTTCGCTTGATTATCTTGATCCGTTTTCTTTGTTTTGCTTTTTTATTTGGCATATTCGCTTTCTAATTCTTTGAGGTCACGGCAGCATTCTCCGGCCAAACAATCGACTCTTTTCTATAGTCAACATACGAAAAGATCGTGGTTATGCACTTTTGACCTCAAGTTTCAATTTGTAAATATCTTCTAATAATTCCCTTACATTCTCAACGTGCTTTGAACAGGCATAAGCAAGCGTAATCGTTTCTCCATCCCTTATATCTGTAAATTCATAGTCAGCCCTGGTAAGGCATGAACCTTGTTTGCATACCTTCGGGTAAAGTTTATCCACCTTCATTTTGCTACGCTTCTCATATTAGTTTGGGCATAATTGGAGTTTTTCTTATGCCGGATATATGGTGTTTTACATCCCTGGCATCTATACACCGGGAATTGATTAGCCGAAGTAAAATATGTGGCTTCTGTTTCGTCCAGGTGTTCGCATCCGCAATTCGGGCAAACATCCATCTCCATCAATACACCCAGATTCGGATGATTCTTGATATAAGGCCGGAGTTTTAAATATACTTGCTCCAATCCCATTACATCGTGGCGGTTATATTCAGCCATTTCATCGAGTCTTTTTTGATCCCCGGCCATACAATCAACCCACAACTTAAATTCTGTCGATAATTTCTGTGGAAGTTTGAAGTGTTTGGTGAGGAAGTCTTGCTTATATGAAACAAAGGCAAATTCCCTTCTTGCCACCTTCAGCGTATCAACGGTCCTAAACGGTGACGGCGGGTTCATTTCGTTATCAATAAATCGAGCGTTCAATTTCCTTATATCGAATCTATCACCATTATGACCGATAACAATATCCGCTTCATCAAGCAGCTTCCAGATGGACTTTAAAATACGGCTATCATCTCTTGCTATTGATTCGTCTGGAGTAACAATATCGGATAAGATCGTGTCATCATATAGCCACTTCGCCGCCCAGGATAAACAGAACCACGACTTTTCTTCACCATTTTCGTCTTTAATTATATTCGTGTGGGGGATGAATTGCTTATAAAGTCCCCAGACATATACTTCCATCAATGCAGTTTCAATATCAAACAGGAGGATTTTAGGTAAATCGGTTTGTGGCGAATCCATCGGAACCGAAAACCTCCGCCCGCAACTATTACACTTGTATCTTTGTAGGTTTCGTTCTAACGAATTTGAAAATCTAACGCCATGTTTAATTGAGAATGTAGAGTTACACTTCGGACAAATCGCTTTCATTGTTTTCTCTCTGGTATGTGGTTAATTCTGATTGATCCAAGACATAACCCGGTCCGCGTCCCAAATCTTTAATATTTTCGTCTTTGAACAATTCCGATCCTTTCGCCATTCCTATAAATCTAAAATGAGGTATCTTTCCTGTTAACAAAGCATAAAGATCGGCTTGTCTCATTTTTTTTGAACGGACTGCCAACAGACGACCGTTTCTGTATTTTGTTGTTTTTACATCCACTGTTCCTTCGGGTATATCCGCATCGTATTCATCAATTTCTCCAACCATAAGATTAGGATATACGTTCATTGCTTTACAAAATGCAATTTCACCGGCAGCACCATTTAAATCGGTTTCATAATCGCTTTGACTGCCAACGCGAAGATTTGGTCTACCTTTTTTCCTTGCGAGTTCATGGCGTTTTTTTCCAACACATTTCGCAAGTCTAATTTCTATTTCGTTTAAAGTAATTTCAATCATGTTTTTTACAAAAAATTATCTGATCTATAAATCCGCCCCACAGACCTTTTTCGCCTTTATGTTTTTGGTTATGAAAACTGTTTTGTATCTTTATTTCAAAATGCTTTTTTAATATTTCAATACAATGAAAAAAATCATCCATTTTTCTATTTTTTGTGAATGAATATTCAAATACCAGTTTTTTTATATTTCTAAAATCATGTTCGTTTTCAAGTATTTCTAATTCAGAACCTTCAATATCCAATTTAATAGCGTTTATATCGCTATAAATTTGTAAAATATTATCGAACGCAACGCAATCAATTGATTGTTTTTTTAATTCTTTTTTATAATGCGTGTTTATCGCATGTCGCCAGGTGTTCGGTGCGATGTGTAATAACGCTTTTCCATCGCTTTGGGTTATTGCTCTTTTATCGTTGATTATTTCGACATCATATTTTTTCTTTAAATAATTTGTATTTTTTTCCAGGAGTTCAAAGTTTGATTTTTCTGGTTCAAAGCAATAAATTTTTTTTGATCCTTTTTTTGCTGCATATTCTGCAAAAATTCCTATCTGTGCGCCGCCGTCTAACCATACGTCTCCTGGTTCGGCATCAAAATTAATATTCTTTTTCTTGTAGGCCTTCCTGTTCAAAATCTCATCGATTACTTTTTCATCCGTTGTGTTTTCTCTGTACATAAATGGCATTATATTATCCCCGCATATTTTTTTGCTATTAATCTTTGATTCCTTTGTATCCTTTTTAATTCTTCAGAAGGACTTAAACATTTATACATATTTTTCCTATAATACATAACAAAAGACAACCTTATCCCATCATGAGTTGTTTTTTTTATCTCGCTATTTCCATGATGTTGATGGACATCCATTAACAACAAATCATTTTTTGCCAAATTAACGGCAATTCTAAATCTCGGTAAAATTAAATAGACTGGTTCCACGTTTTCTAAATATACAACTAAATTCCCGAAACCTTCTTCAAAGTCACCGGCATCGGTATGTACGGCTGCTCTATAATTTTTATTAATTGTTATAGTTGTAAAAGCCGTTCCTTCTATAATATAATTTGGATGTGTTGCCTTTGCCATCTCAAGTTGTTTTTCATGGCGTTCTGGGACGATATTCTTGAAGGAATTATCCACCGCTTTAAATAATGGCATTGCTTTTTTAAATTTATTCAAATGTTTTTTTGTAAAGGCCGTTGTTCTGCAAAAATCTAAACGTGCATTTCTATCGAAATAGCCCGCAATTCCACTGTTTATTGACAACGGTTGATCTGTTCCCGGCAAGTAAGTAATTGTGGACCTGGATTTTTTTCCAGATGATAACAATGCGTTTTTTCTTTCACCGCCGGAAGCCGGACCGCGATTCGAAGTTGGTCCCGCCGCGCCAATCATATTTATATAAGCAGTTTTTAAGATTTCTGGTTCTATGTGATTTTTCCTGAAAAACAACAACGGTTGGCCTGTTGAAGTATAACAATCACAATCAAAATCAATTAGCGTATCAAAGTCGTTTTCGCCAAGAAATGACCCTTCTAATTTTTTTGTTTCTTGTTCGGTTAAATGATATTCAGCGATTATTTTTTTCATTGTATTTCTCCTTAATCAAATCGAATAAAAAATCTTGATGGAATTCATAATTGGAAATATCACATAATCTTTCTAACATTCTTATAAATTCAATTTTTTTATCATCAGCGAAGGCAAGTTGTATATATTCAATTTCAGTCGTTTCCAACACACCATCATTTTCCTTTGGCTTTATATCAAACAGTGTCTCCTGTCTAATCATTTTTTATTTCATTCCCCATCGTAACAATCACAAATTAATTCAATACCAGATTCATCAAATAAAGATTCTTGTTGTTCGTCAGCGTTTATTAAGTCTTTCCAAGCATAATTTCTTCCAAGCCCTTTAATCGATGTCAATTCGGCATTTTCTTCCATCTTTATTGCCCTCTCCGCTAATTCTGGGAATACTTTTGCAAGTTGCTTTACTTCATTTTTTTTCATTGCCGGACAGAAAAAACAAGCTGATTTTTTTGGTTGTGGCAATCCGTGTTCTCTAATTTTTTCCACGCACTTATCTCTATCCCACCCCCAATAAACCAAAGGATATTCTGTGTGGCGTTGTTTTGTTTCAAAAAATTTCATTCGGTGAAACTCCCCCGCATCAAAACCGACATATTCAGCAATCCTTTGTCCATTTTTAAGTTCGGCTTCAAACCTTTTTTTCTTATATTTCCATTGGGGTCGAAGTTTAAAATGATCCGAACAACTTTTATATCCATACGCTAACGAAGGAAGATATTTATTTCTAATACAGTTTTCTTCGAGAGTCTCTTTTGGATGTTTTACAAAAATAATTTCTGGCATTTCATGTTCAATCAGCCACTTGTTGAATATATCAATAAAAACATAAGTGTCCGGTCTTTCTCCTCCGGTATCGGAGAAAAGAATCAAATCCACTTTCAATTCTTTTTCATATAATCCAATAAGCATCGCGGTTGAATTGGTCCCTCCACCGTATGATATGGCTATTGGATCGTTAGACCATTCGGCCAAATTGATACCTTCTTTTTTTGGTAATTCGTCTGCTTTTTCATCAAGCCATTTCTTTGAATCAAAATTCGTCATTTAATAACCTAACAATGTGATTTAATTTCATCTAACAATTCTTCAAGATCGAAGTTTTTAAATTTGCGGATTGTCTTGTGCCGCCTTCGTAATGCGTCAAATTTATCCTGTCCGAATTTATCGATGTACCATTTGAAGTAAGGCCATTGATCGGAGCCATGTGAATAATTACACGGCCAACATTGTGTGTGGCAATTGCCGTCATCGGATATGTCCCACCTGGTTGAATAGTTTTTCCGTGTGAAGATATGACCATTATTGAGGCGTTCCGTAGTTCCGCATTGAACGCAATATCCGTCCCGGTTTCTGATATATTGTGAAACGGCTTTATCAAGATTGCGGACTAATGTTTTTCGGGTTGGTTTCTTCGGCATATTTCTCCGATGCTTTTATGTATTCTTTTTTACGCTTTCTTATCTCTGGTTCTGGCCGTCCATCAATAATTGCATTGATCCAACGGCGATCTAATTCATCTACTTCTTTTTTGTGCATTCTGGACACTTCTTTCTTTTTTTACCTATGGTTGGGAAATCTTCATAGTAATAAAAACTATTCCTTTCTCCGCCAGATATGGGGCGTTGCCAGACCCTTGAACAATCAGTGCAGACAAGCATTAACATATCAATATTCATGTTCCGGGTTGTTTCGGCTTTACTTGAATAAACCTTTGGCAATCCGGTTGTGTTTGTATCGTGTCCCGATGCGATTGCTTCAAGAATCGTTATGCTATCCCCCTTTCCAACTGTATTTCTTCTATCGGCCTTAAACTTTCGCGACATTCTGGACATACGGCAATCACTCCTTTTTTCGATTTTCGTTTTCCATGCCCATTAGGACAGGCAATAATTATATCTTCTTTTTTTACAGGCGCATCTTCTGTTTTGCGATAATTGTCGTTCCTTAACCATCTGCGAAATGCGGCGGCATAGTTGCTATACCTTTTGTTGTTTGCCAAAAGATAATCCTTAAAATCCTCAAATTCTTTTTTAACATTCCTGTTTTTAAACTGATCATCCTTTTGTAATTCAACAAGCTGTATTCCGATTGTTAATAATTGAGACTCTTTGCTCTTTTTGTCTTTGTCTTTAACCTTATCCAACTCTTTGATTTTGTCTTTGTCTTTGTCTTTAGCTCCTTCCAGACTTTTATAAGCCCCTTGTTCAACTTCATTAAGCCCCTTATATAGCTTATATTTTGTTAAAATTTTAATAACAGATAAATGCGCTCTGTTTGATTTGTTTAATTCTCCATATTGATAAACGATAAATTTCGGAACAAACCACTTGCCAGGTTTGAAGGCAACGATCTTGCGATTAAACGTATTTAGTATTTCCGATTCATCAAGTTCAACCTCTATTTGAAACGCTGCCAATTCAATATCCACTTCCCATATTCCGGCGTGATCACAGTTGTCCAATAAATAGAACCAGAATAATTTCATCTCTGGACTCAATTCGCGGATCCATTTCTTCTTCCATTTGCCGGTATCTGTGAATCGCTTTGCCACTAAATCCAACCGTTAGCAATCGCCCGGAAAATTTGGAATAGCATAAACAAAGCGAATAGCTTCATAAATCCGTATATGAACCGATCAAACTGGTTTGCCTGTTTGGGGATGTATCTGTGATTCTTCATTGTGTTCCTCTTTTGGTTTTTTTTCTTCTACGCTCCAATTCTTTGCTTCATATCGGCGAATAGTTTTAGTGAAATGACCATTGTTAAATTCAACTTGATCTTCTGGAACGATCATTACTGATGGTCCGCCATTAAACGGTGGGTAAAAATAAAAAATTCTATGCTTCATAAGGCTTGGATTTATGGTATGTGGTGTTCATTATTGCTCTCTCAATTTATGGTTATCCCTTTTGAATTTACAAGAATCTTTATAAAAAATAGTGTTGCCGCTATCATCCTTTAAAATAATCCCGGTCTTTGGATCAACGATTGCACCGTTCTTTATATCTTCTATTTCGAGGAATAGGTTCGCAATATTCTTCACGGTGTTATTCAGCTTTTCGATCATCTTTTATCTCTTTTTGTGAGTCGCGCCAAACCTTTTCTAATTCGTTTAATAGTCGCCGAAGTTGTGCTACCAATAAATGATTCAGCTTCGGACGATCCCCGAAAAGTCTCTGTTTGATGCGAATCGTCTTTTTCCATCCCATCAGATTTTGAGCGTTTGCGAATCTTTGAATTAGATCGTACCATTCTTTATTTCTCCAATCCATTCGCTTTTTCTATTATTTGAGTAAGCATATCGATTGTTGCCGTTGCGGATTCTTTGGAGTGTCCTTGCGGGTCTGATAGCCATCCTTCAGCTGATATTCGTTGTGTATCGGTTAGATGATGGGATTTGATTAACTCCCGAATTTTCTTTTCCTGGGGACCGGTCATTAATGGCTTTTGCTTATGGATCGCGTTTTCGACTTCATTGGCAGAAGCATATTCATCCCCGCCGCCATATCCGGCAGCACTTAACGCGCGGCCGATCGCCGAAGTTTCTGCGTTCTCTAAAGCACTCGTTTTATTAATCTGACTTGAGCCTTCTATTTCGTATGCGTGGCCGGTATAGGTTAAAACAGATTCGCCGGTGATTATTGTTAAAATCGCCTTCATAATTACCACGCCATTTTCCCAACTAATCAATTCGGTGTTTAGTGAATATTCTTTTTCTTGTTTTCCGAGCAGACCGTTTAGCAGATGTATTCGCTCCGCAACGGTATGGTATTCTTTATTGTGTATCATTACAGGCATTTTACTTTTCCTCCTTTATTACTGAAATAATTCCGACAATTACAACCGCAAAAAATATAATCAATCCAAAGAAATGGTGATCGCATATATTCATATTAATTCCTCTCGTTTAAGTTCAACGGCGGTTCGTACATCATCCGTAACCGATACCACCTTTTTATATTTACCATCTTTCAATGGCGGATAACATTTGTGAGCGTGGTTTACGGTCCACCTATCACCCGCCTTGACAATTTCATCAGCCAATTCATCGATGGAAAACTCCACGACATTTTTATCCTTCGTATCGCCGGAAGGTATATTGTATTCGATGATGGCTCTGTATATAACTTTAGCCAATTATTTCCTCCGTCACATCCTCGCCGCAATCCTCACAAACCAAGATTGATTCATCGTTTAGCTTTGTCATTATGACAGTTTTATGCAGGCATACGTATTGATCGTTTTTTAATTCTTCGTAATATTTGTCCGCTTCGATCCAGTTATTTCGTTCTGCCATTTCTAAAAAATATTCACCTGTTCTGCTCATGATTTAACCTCCGATAGATATGATTCTGCAATTTCATGAAAATTGATTTCCTTGATTGCTGAATTACAGACATCAGCAAAGAAACCAGTTTTAATTTTCATTAAATAATCATTCCTACAATCCAAAGCCCAGGATTCTAATTCCTTAGAAAGATCAGTCTTGGCATTTTCCCGACCATTAACATCTTCCGCCATTTCTATAACCATTTTGTATGATCCCTCATCATTGTCAATCCATAATTTGAAATTCCAGGTTTCCCAATTCGTCCATCCATTATAGGTTTGATCAGTCATTATCCTGCCCTTCCAATTTTTCAATTAAAGTAAAAAGACTACCATCGTAAGGATTGCCATTTCCAAGCAGCTGATTAAATCCATATTTCCCGTATGCTTCGTACTGGCCTTCATCATAGGCTTGATCATCCATTGTGCTATCCACTAATTGGCAGGCTTCCTCAACCAGGTGAACCGCTTGTCGTATTGCGTCTATTTTTTCTTGTTTCATTGTTTTATTCCTCTTTAATGAAACCGCCTTGACCGAAGATTCGGCAATAGGCGAGGAATTTGCCCCAAGACGGTTATATTTTGTTCCTCTTTGCATTGGGTTATTTGCCTTCTGCTTTGGCGATTAATTCTTTCGCCATATCTATTGTTTCTGTCGCAACTGGATTAAAGATTGTATGTCCCGCTGCTTCATTAACACGACTGATTTCCGGACGAACCTCTGCGAGAATATCTTTCAACAATTCAAGCATTTCGGGTGCTGATGCCATTAGTTTTGCGTTGGATCGTTTTTCTGATTTGGTTGGTTCTTCATTTACCATCGGGTTTTGAGTCTGTGCAATAAAAGTATTTAAACTAAATATTGCGAACTCGCCTGTTTTTTCTATTTCAAAGGAAACCCATTCACCTTTTGTGTGTTTCATTTTATTATTCCTCTTTAAAATGATACCGGGACAAGAGTCAACGCTTAAATCGACCACAGACGGAAGTCTGTTGTGAGAATGTCCCGGTGAATTGTTTGATTGAATCGATTTAAGCATGGTGGAATCTCGATCATTTCAATAACAATAACAAGGTTTTTTTTAAAAAATAATCCACCGAATAAAGCCGTATCGCTTTCCGGTCGATGTTATCTCTAATAAAAGCAAAAAACCCCCGTATTCGGCGAATATGGAGGCTTCAGGCGTATTCTGGTGTTATATTTAGAGTCGTTAAGCCTTGCCGTTGATTCTGCCCTTCAAATATGAGAGTCCATCGGTTACATCATTTAATTCTTTCACAATATCGATTCTGTGATTTGCGGTATTTTCATCGGA